GAACTCGGGCTGGGACGAGGCGCTGCTTGCCGCCGAGATCGCACGCATCCGTGACGAGGCCGTGGTCGATCTCGACGTACTTGGCTTCTCGGGCATGGAGCTCGACCGTCTGCTGGCGGCAGCCGATGCGGGCCTTGGCGATAACGCCGACGAGGCTCCACCGCCGCCGGTGGTGCCCGTCACGCGCACCGGCGACCTCTGGCGCTGCGGCGAGCATCGTCTGCTGTGCGGCGACGCGACGAATCTGGCCGACGTGCAGCGCGCCCTCGGCGCCGGCCACCTGGCCGATATGGGCTTCGTCGATCCGCCCTATAACGTGGCCTATGAGGGCGGCACCGCGGCCAAGATGACCATCGCCAACGACGCGCTTGGCGGCGGCTTTCCGGACTTCCTCCGCCCCGCCCTGGCCAACCTGCTCTCGGTGACCAAGGGCGCCTGCTACGTCTGCATGTCCTCCTCGGAATGGCCGACGCTGCATCGCGTCTGGCAGGAGGCGGGCGGCAAATGGTCCAGCACGATCATCTGGGCGAAGAACACCTTCGCCCTCGGCCGCGCCGACTACCACCAGCAGTTCGAGGCGATGCTCTACGGCTGGAAGGCCGGCGCGCAGCACTATTGGTGCGGCGCGCGCGACCAGGGGAATGTCTGGCACTTCGATAAGCCGGCCAGGAACGACCTGCATCCGACGATGAAGCCGGTGGCGCTGGTCGAGCGTGCCATCCGCAACAGCAGTAAGCCGCGCGACACCGTGCTCGACTGCTTCGGTGGATCGGGCACCACCATGATCGCGGCGGAGCGCACGGGGCGGCGCGCGGTACTGCTGGAGATCGACCCCGCCTATGCCGACGTCATCGTCCGGCGCTGGCAGGAAGCGACCGGCGAAGCCGCCGTGCTGGAGGGCGACGATCGCATCTTTGCCGATGTCGCCGCGGCGCGCGGCGTCGTCGATCATGATGTGATCCAGACCGCCGAATCATAGCAATCGCATAACGCCGCATCTTGCTTGGCTCGTGCGCGGCACAGCGCGAATGGTCCGTCACACGCAGAGCACCACGCCCTGCACCACGACGGAGATGACCATGACCGACCGCGAAGCCCGCGCCGCCCGCAACCAAGCGAAGAGTCTGGCGGCCTTCCTGGCGAAGAAGGCGGAGTTCGACGCCCTGCTCGCCGAGTTGCAGCACGCCAGCGACGACCACTTCGGGGCGGATCCGGAGGGGGTGCTCTGGGGCGAGACGGCCTGGCTTTCGGATGCCACCGCGAAGCTGAAGGACATCGCGGACCAGCATTTCCGCCGCGGCGAATACGCCCTCTGACGCGGGCCACTCCCGCATCGCCCCGACCGGCAGCGCCGGCGGGGCTCCCGGCAGTAGGGGCCGATGGTCGGCACCCGGAACCGGAGACCACCACGATGACCAAGCTTTCCGACAGCCAGCGCGTGATCCTGAGCGCCGCCGCGCAGCACGAGATGGGCCTCGCCCGCGCGCCGAAGACCCTGCCCGCCGCCGCCCGCAACGCGGTGTTCCGCAGCCTGATAAAGAACAACCTGCTCACCGAGATCAACGCCCCGCGCGAGCATGTCGGGCTCGGCTGGCGCCAGGATGAGGACGGCACCTGGATCGTGGCGCGCATCACCGACGAGGGGCTCCGCGCCATCGGCATCGACCCGAACGCGGGCGACGCGGCGGAGGAGGACGAGCAGAGCGCCGAGGCCATCGCCCGCCGCAACGCCGAGCGCCTGGCCGCCGCCGAGGCGGTCGCACCGGTGGCCGACACGGCGCCCACGGGCGCGGAGGAACCGGCGCCGCAGGGTGAGAACCCCCCGGCGCCGGAAGCCGCCCAGGCCGCGCCCACGCCCGCCCCGCGCGCGAGCCTGCGCGACGCCGCGCAGCGGGTCCTCGACGCCTGGGACGACGAGGCCAACCAGCGCTACGACCTGACGGACGCGATGGACGCCCTGCGCGGGATCCTGGCGAAGCCGGCCCGCGCCACCCGCGAGCCCGGCGCGCCGCGCAAGCCCCGGGAGGGCACGAAGCAGGAGCAGGTGCTGGCCATGCTGCGCCGCCCCGAGGGGGCGACGGTCGCCCAGATCGCCGAGGCCACGGGCTGGGCGGCGCACACGGTCCGCGGGTTCTTCGCGGGGCTGAAGAAGCGCCAAGGGATCGAGGTGCAGGTGCTGGAGCGGGTCCGCCAGGTCGGCCCGAACAAGGAGGGCGCCCGCGGCTCCTACACGGTCTACCACCTGCCGGCCTGACCGCGGAGCCGGACACGCCGAGGGCCCGCTGCCAGCAGGTAGCGGGCCCTTGCTCGTGATGACCATCACGTGCGGCGGGAGGTCGCCGCCATGCCGGAACTGACCGCCTCCACACGCGAGGCCGCGCGGCGCCTCGGCGTCAGCGACACCGCCATCCACAAGGCCGAGCGCGCAGGCCGCATCGCCCGGGAGCCGGACGGTCAGTGGGATATCGACAAGACCCGTCGTCGCCTCGTGGAGACCGCCGATCCCGCCCGCTCGCCGCTGGCCAATGGCGCCGGCGCCGAAGGCACGCCCTTCGCCCGGCTCAAGGTGGCGCAGCTCGCACTCAAGGTGGAAGCGCAGCGCCTTTCGCTGGATGAGACCAAGCGCCGCCTGATCGACGTCACCGAGGCCAATGCCGCGCTCGACGAGATCGGCAGCACCATGCGCGACGCGCTGCTGAACTGGCCGGCTCGCGTCTCAGGCCTGATCGCCGCCGAGATCAGCGTCGATCCGCATCTGCTGCAGACCATCCTGCAGAGCCACATCAACGACCTGCTGACGGAGGCGGCCGATCGCTTCGATCCAGCAGGCCTCGGAGGGGACCGGCCTTCGCAGCCGTGAGCATGTGCGCCGCCGCGTCGGCGCGATGCTCCGGCCGCCACCGCAGCTCACGGTGTCGGAATGGGCCGAGCGGCACCGCATGCTTGGCAGCCGCGCCTCGGCCGAGCCCGGCCCCTGGCGCACGAGCCGCACGCCGTATCTGAAGGACGTGATGGACGCGCTATCGGCGGTGCATCCCGCGCGCCGCGTGGTCTTCATGAAGGGCGCGCAGGTCGGGGCCACGGAAAGCGGCAACAACTGGCTCGGCTACATCATGCACCACGTGCCAGCGCCCGCGCTGGCGGTGCAGCCGACCGTGGAGCTGGCCAAGCGGTTCTCGCGGCAGCGCATCGACCCGCTGCTGGAGGAAACGCCGGCGCTGCGGGAGCGCGTGGCACCCGCCCGGGCCCGCGACAGCGGCAACACCATGCTGTCGAAGGAATTCCCCGGCGGCATCCTGGTGCTGACGGGGGCGAACAGCGCGGTCGGGCTGCGCTCGATGACGGCGCGGTTCCTGTTCCTCGACGAGGTCGACGCCTATCCCGGCGACGTCGAGGGCGAAGGCGACCCGATCGCGCTGGCCGAGGCGCGGGCCAGGACCTTCGGCTGGCGGCGGAAGGCCTTCCTGGTCAGCACGCCGACCATCGCCGGCCGCAGCCGCATCGAGCGCGAGTATGCGGCGTCGGACCAGCGGCGCTTCTTTGTGCCGTGCCCGCACTGCGGAGAAATGCAATGGCTGCGCTTTGAGCGTCTGGTCTGGGAGAAGGGCCAGCCTGAGACCGTGGCCTATCGCTGCGAGGCCTGCGACGGGGCGATTGAGGAGCACCACAAGACCGCCATGCTTGCCGGCGGCGCATGGCGCCCCACGGCGGTGGCGGGCGATCCGCACACGGTGGGGTTCCACATCTCGGCGCTCTACTCGCCGGTCGGCTGGCTGTCCTGGGAGCAGATCGCCCGCGACTGGGAGTCCGCCCAGGGCAAGCCCGAGGACCTCAAGACCTTCAAGAACACGGTGCTCGGCGAGACCTGGCAGGAGCAGGGCGAGGCGCCGGACTGGGAACGCCTGGTCGAGCGCCGTGAGGATTTCCCCATGGCCGTCGTGCCCACCGGCGCGCTGGTGCTGACGGCGGGCGTGGACGTCCAGGACGATCGCCTGGAATGCGACGTCTGGGGTTGGGCCGAGGGCTTCTCCTCCTGGCTCGTCGACCACGTCGTGATCCAGGGCAGCCCGCGGGAGCGGGAGCCATGGGATGCGCTGGCCACGCTGCTGGCCCGCGACTGGCCGCGCACGGCCGGCGGCGCCATGCGCATCGCCAAGCTCTGCGTCGACACGGGCGGGCGGGACACGGCGGCGGTCTATGGCCATCTCCGCCGGCTGCGGGATCCGAGGATCGCGCCGACCAAGGGCATCGATGGCTGGAACCGGGCGCAGCCGGTGCGGGGGCCGACGCCGGTCGATGCTCTGGTCAACGGCCAGAAACTGCGGCGCGGGCTGAAACTGTGGACCGTCTCGGTTTCGACCTGGAAGGCTGACCTCTATCGGCGGCTCTGGCTTGGTCGCGGCGACGCAGAGGAGTTCCCGCCCGGCTGGGTGCACCTGCCGCGGGCGATCGAGGTGGAGTGGATCAAGCAGCTGGTGGCCGAGCAGCTGCGGACGACGAAGGATCGCCGTGGCTTTGCCCGGCAGGAATGGGCCAAGCTCAGGGAGCGCAACGAGGCGCTGGACTGCGCCGTGCTTGCCCGCGCGGCGCTGTGGTTGCTGGGGGCTGACCGCTACGGCGAGCGGTTCTGGCAGCGGCTGCGCGAGGAGGCTGCGGATGCGCCGCTGGCACCAGTGCCTGCCCCGGTGCCTGTACCGTCTGCATCGGGCCGAGCGCCTCTATCGCCGGAAACGCCGCCGGGGGCAGCTTCATCGACGATCACGCGACGGCCGCGTGCTTGGCTAACGTCTCGCTCTGGTTGGCTCCGCTGAACAGGGAGTAGATGGCACCCATTGCTAAGGCTTGGGCGCCGTCGCAGTTCGCCGGCAATCTTGTGCCCGCCGAACGCTGCGCGCAGCCCATGCGCTTGATCGTAGGGGCGAACTAGGTTACCGTCTCTTCTTTCTAATCATTTGGGGAATGTCGGATCAATGCGTCAAGGATTGACGTCCTGGTGCGTGATCCTGGCACCGTCCCTACTGACGGCTGTCGCGTCCTTCGGTTGTCGTACGACCTAGGAGGAAAACATCTATGGACCTGCGCAATGTAACTCCCAAGGACCTTGACGCGAAGGCCGGCAAGACAATCACAGATTTCTGCTCAGTTCTAACTGCGGCAGACCTTAACCACTGCGCCCACTTTGTAAGTCACGCACTTGACATCACGGTGGGAATGCGTTGCGGCAACATGAGGTGGGCCACGCGTGGAACCGGCGTTTCTATCCGCGTCGACGAGATTTTCAACTATTGCACCGACCGTGGCCCATGGGCCTCACTACCAAACACACATAACGCCTGCTTGATCTTTGTGACGTTGGCCGGAAACGTGACGACCTCTGCCGGTGGCCTGCCAACAATGGGGGATCAGCCGCGCAAGCACATCGGCATCCATATCAGTGGGCATGTTTGGCACTATTCGAATGGTCAGGACTTCGTGATCCGAGAAACCGTTAGCGCGTTCGAAACGCGCTTCCGCGGCACCTATGGTACTAATATCGCGCTGTTCTATGGCTATCGGCAGGACATCTGATGCAAGCGATCCACAAAGCGTCGATCGCCCTGGTGTTGCTCGCGACAGCCAGTGCCGGCTCGGCTGCAACACAAAAGGAGATCGGTAGTGCTCAGCACCGTATTGTTACGGCGCAGCTGGACGCCATTGTATCTGGCCACTTTGGCGCGACAGCGCTGCCGACAGTTGATTGCGCAAACGACGTGAGCGGCGCCACCACATTGGCGCGGGACGTCCTGTTCTACCTTGCAGCACTCGACGGATCCGGTCGCGTGTCAGGTGCGTGTGAGTCTGGACCTCCAGGGCAGCTGGCATGCCGCGTCATGATCGGCGAATCAGTTGCAGGGACTGAGCGTCGGTGGTCGCGCATCTATCAGTTTCTTCGGCTCAGCAATGGTGAAGTGGAGCCAGGGACCCTTTTTTGCTCCACAATCCCGTAGCGATGACCCTCAGTCCTTAACCAGGTCAATGTCGATCTGATCCGGTAGGTCGTCAGCCCCACGCCTCCCCTGCCCGATCATTGCGCTGCTCTGCCCGCATGCAAACCTTAGTGCGATGCGGCTTCAATCGATGGCTTACCAGGTTTGAATGCACAGCAGCGCTAGCGGAATGAAGCGCTGGACTGTGTGGTGCTCGCGCGTGCCGCGCTGTGGCTGCTAACCGCTATGGCGAACGGTTCTGGCAGCAGCTGCGCGGCCAGATCGCCAACGCGTCGCTGCAGACCAGCGATGTTCCCCCAGATGGGAAGATCGTCCCGCTACTGCTGCGATCGGAGACGGCAACACCCACGACCACCCGCCCAAATGGCTAGCTTACACCGCGTGGCGGCTGGCTGCGCTGAGGAGTTCCGACGATGGACCCCACCATCCTGGCCTGGGCGCTGGCCCAGCCTGCCGGCTCGCGCTGGCGTGGCCTGGCTGACGCCTTCACCGGCGGCACCACGCGCGTTTCGATCGATGGCCGCTCGGTCGAGTATCGCAGCCTGGACGAGATCGCTCGCGCGCTGGCCGCAGGCTACGGCGCCGAGAACACCGCGGCGCGACGGCCCAGCATCACCCTGGCCAGCTTCTCCAGGGAGGGAACCGGGTGATGGGGCGCCTGCGTGACGCATGGCAGGCTCTCCGCGGCTACACTGCCGCCCAGGACCTGCGCGCGTCCGCATCCTGGGCACCGTCGGCCGGCAGCGCCAACGTGGAGGTGGGTGCGGCCGCGGCCACGTTGGCGCGGCGCGCCCGCGACGCGGTGCGCAACGACCCCTACGCCACGCGCATCGTCGATCTGTGGACGGGCAACGCCGTGGGGTCCGGCATCACCACCCGCTGGCCCGATAAGGCCCACGCCGACGCCTGGCGCCGCTGGGCCGACAGCACCGCATGTGACGCCGAGGGAAGGCTTGATCTCTACGGCCTGCAGGCGCTGGTCATGCGTGCGGTCGTGGAAAGCGGTGAATGCTTCGTGCGGCTGCTCCCCACCGATATCACGCCGGCCAACCCGGTCGGGCTGAGGCTGCAGGTGCTGGAGAGCGACCATCTGGACACGGCGCGCACCGGCATCGTGGACGGCCGGCCGACGCTGCAGGGCATCGCGCTGGGCGATGCCGGCGAGCCCGTCGCCTACTGGCTGTTCCGCCATCACCCCGGCGCGTCGTGGCTGCTGCCGGGCTGGACGCTGACCAGCGACCCGGTCCCGGCCAGGGATGTGCTGCACGTCTATCGCAAGCGCCGGCCTGGCCAGCTGCGGGATGTGTCCTGGCTGGCGCCCGTAATGACGCGGCTGCGGGACCTCGGCGACTACGAGGCCGCGCTGCTGATGAAAGCCAAGATCGAGGCGTGCCTGGCGGCTGTCGTCTCCGACGAGGGGGACGAGACGCTGACTGGCTCTGCCGCGGGGCTGCTCAAGGACGCCCAGGGCCGCACCGTGGAAGCCTTCGAGCCGGGCATGATCCTGTATCGGCGCGGCGTGGGCAGTGTGGAGGTTGTGAACCCATCCGGCGGCGGCAGCCACGCAGCCTTCGCCCGCCGCGCGCTGGAGGCGGCCGCCGTCGGCGCAGGCCTGACCTACGACCAGGTGTCGGGGGACCTGACCCAGGCCAACTACTCGTCGCTGCGCGCAGGCAAGATCGAGTTCCGCCGGCTGTGCGAGCAGGTGCAGTACGGCATGCTGATCCCGATGCTGGTGC